ATCACCCCCCCCCCCACCCCCACCACCACCACCACCACCACCACCACCACCACCACCACCACCCGCCGAAACAACCTGTGTTAATTTCTGTTGTATTTTTTTATTTACAACATGTGATTCAGACATTTTTTCTTTATTTCAAATAAAAAAAAAATTTATTGATCATGATCGATCTTAAATTTGTTTCTTGTCTGGGTTTCATAAGGTATAAAATAAATGAAAAAAATAAATTAAAAAATAGAAAAATAAGACATACAAGATGGAATTAGGAGATACGCCCTGCAAACAGGAAGAGTATCCTTCGCCCAAGGTTCTTTCTCCCGCCCAACAAGCGACGGTGGAATCCTCCGGACCACAGAAGAAGAAAACAAGGTGCGCATGCTGTCGCAAAGCATCGTTCCTTCTTGTTGAATGCTCCATGTGTCACAATCATTTCTGTGTCCCGGACCGTCTTCCCGAATCTCATGCGTGCCAGCAGATCCAGGGTTATAAGGACATCACCATTGACCTCGTCAAGATCGCACCTTCTAAAATCGATCATCTTTAATTTTTTTCTAAATTTTCTTTTCTTGTTGCAAGAAAGGAAAACATGGATAAAAAGAAAACCTTTCATTTCGTGTTTCTATGGTTCTTATCATTTATCATCCTCTTCTTACTTGACATGGCATGGTTCTCTGTCTCCATGGAGACTGTTTATAGGCCCTTGTTTATGAAGATCCAAAAACGAATCATCCTTCGTGTATGGAGCGGCCTCGTAACGTGGATCCTTCTGGGTCTGATGATTGCTATTTTACTAACACAGATGAAACATACACATCAATGGACCCATGCCGGCTTGATGGGCATCGTCTATGGCCTGATTATTTATGGGGTCTATAATTTTACCAACTATGCCACCCTTTACAATTATAATCTTCGTGTGGTGGCGATCGATACGATGTGGGGGGGTCTGGCCATGGGTATCACCTCTTTTCTCATGGCCATCCTTCATGGCTACCTATCGAGGTGAGAGGTATACAAAGAGCATCGCACCAAGGACCAACGCCAACATCAGAAGAAAGATGCAAAGATTCTCTAATGAAGTTGTATCCCCATTATTTGTCGTGGTTTCCACTACTGGCATTGTCACTGCTTTCGTGGTGGTCGACGATATCGGCACTGGTTTCAACACGGGAAATATATTGGAAGGACGTGGAGGAACCACAGGCATCTGTCGATAAGCATCACATTCCGCCTGGGTCGCAAAGCATTTAGACAGATACTTGTCCTGGCATGCCAATTCACAAGCCTCGCTCTTATCCTCTTTCTGGCACTCGGTGCTCTCGCAGAGTGTCTTGGGTTGGTCGTTCTCATCCCATACGCATAATGTATAGTCCCTCTCGCAGGTGGGTGGATTATATTTTGTAATGTATCCCCACGGTCGTGTTTCTTCCGTCATTGATTTGGTTATTTATTAAATAATAAATAAAAAATGAGCGACATATGGTAATTTCATATTGTAAAATTCAATAAATTCATTGTTATTATAGATTGGAAGGTGTGGATGATGTATCATAATCAATCTGCAGATGCCTGGAATTACAACAATTTCAAAAGATAATAGTTGGAATCTAAACGAATAAGCACGATATCTGTTACATTATCATCAAAAATAATCTTTGGATATTTCTTGGTAAATGATTAAGGAAAAGATCAAAAGCTCATATGCGACATTTGAATGCTATATCCTGACCTCCGATAGGCTTTCTGATACTGGTATTCATCCTCTATGATGGTTTCCAGGTAGTCTTCCCACGATCGGAGTCTCTTGGGATCAAATTTTTTGGAAAAAAGACAGAGTGAGTATCTCTTCAGACGTATGTAATGACCGTAAATCCTATGGTCACAGGCTTTCTTTCCACATGGCGACGGAGGAAGACGATCGATCCGAGGATGGAGGATGGCACGAAAAAATGCGATTTTTTTCCGAGGTTCCAGGGAAGATCTGCATAGAGGGCATTTTTCGGTAAGAAGTGACTTGAAGAAGGAGCACGAGCCGTAAAGTCCACGCTGGTCATGGGGCCGAAGAAATTGATTCAGGATATACATCCCGACTGATTGGCGATTGGACAATAGAGACTGGAAGAGGTCGAGGATCATCCTGTAATACAAAATAAAAACAAAAATAAGTAATCGGATGGATCTATCCTTGAATATTTTTTTCACAGAATCAATTTCTCCATCCATCCAATTGATTTTTTTCTTGGTGATAAGAAAACATGTCCTCCACTGCCTTTGGTAATCCTCTTCATTTGAAGGACAATATACCAACTCTCTTGAAATCCCTCGGCTTGAAATGGGAGGGTCTGTTCTTTCCCGATTCGTTGATACAAATTCGACTGAGCAGATTAAATCTTGATCAAGGGTTCCCTCAAGGATGTTATTCGCTGACAAGCATTGCCCATTTGAAAAGCTTGGTGGATGGTAAACAAAAAAAACAGCAGCAAACAATTGTGGCCCATCTTCTGGCGGCACGTCTTGGAGAAGGAGAAGAAGCGGATGTATTTGGTCCTCTTACTCCCACGATGACCAATTTCATCGTGGAGAGCATACCAGTAAAGATCGGATTGTCTACAGAACAGAGCGACCAATATATTATCAAGATACAAAAGAAGCCGGGTGAGTATCCGACTGAAAACATAAAATTCTTTGAGAAACTGCACAAAGTCACCTGTCATGGATCAATTCTTTTGCCCTTAATTGTCGGCCAGGTTCCTGGATCATGGTTTGAACAGAACCCCTTTCTCGATTGCTCGCCGAAAGCCGATCGAGACGCCACCTATAGCATAGAGATTCAGATGTATGGTGGGATCTCCTCGGAGTCCTTTCTTGAAATCGAGAATTCATTAACCTTTGAGGATGTGATCTCGGTATGGCAGTCCATCGAGAAGATCTTTTTGGATGCATGGACCATCATACACAACCTTGGATTCTACATGACGGACATCAAGGCGGCTAATATGGTGTGGGACACAGTGCAGAAGCGACTCCGATTGATCGATGTCCATTTCTATCCATTACCGAAAAAAGGAGAGATTCAATGCCACTCGCGAATAGTAACATCGCGTGTCGACATTATGCCGGTTCAATTTCTGGAGAAACCATGGACAACCCAGGAGCATTCCAGTCGATTGACCGCTACATCGGACCGTCATTCCAAGAATATTCGTCATTACTTTAAAAAATTAGAAGGGATCTTTGCGGGACGACAAAAAGATTCAATCTCGAGGAAAGAGACCGAGACACAAAGAATACAGCGCCACGCCCTCTTGTTTGTCTTGTATCCCATCCTTTTATGGTTCTTTATCTTATTGGACACGAAAAACAAGGTCATCCTCCATAAATCAGAAGAGACTGCACTTGTCCAAAAAATCAAAGATTTTTGTATCCATATCCTGGAAACCCGATGTCGAAGCCTTTGTCCCGAAGAGTTGTCCCGTTTCTCCAGAGACTTATTCTCCTCCAAATGATCACGAGAAATTACACAAAATGACCTAACGATTCCAGGACAATACGATCGATCAATTTCTACCATTCCCAACGAAATTCTCAAGAAATTACATATTCTTATTCAACAATATGGAGGGATGTCCGTATTTTTATTTGCCCAAACAATCGTAGTCCATCAATGTATTTGAAAATTCAATTTTCAAAACTCATGGTCACTCTCGGTTGGGATCGAACCAACGACCTCGCGGTTAACAGCCGCGCGCTCTAGCCAACTGAGCTACGAGAGCAAATCTTTCCCTTTCTTACTAGTAGTTTTAGTTTTCTTTAGATCATTTTTTATTTGTCATGCCTATAAAATTATTATTCCTTCTTTTATATAAATGATCTTATTAACAGGAGGATTGGGATTCATCGGAAGTCATACCTGTGTCAGTCTGGTGGAGAAAGGATACGATGTGGTCATTGTGGACAATCTCTACAATTGCAAGATTGAGGTTCTGGATAATTTGAGGAATCTTGTGGATCATCCGGATCACATCCATTTTCACAAAGGCGATGTCGGTGATCGAATGTTCCTTTCTGAGGTATTTACCACATATTCCATCACGGCCGTTATCCATTTTGCATCGTTAAAGTCCGTCTCGGAATCGATCGCAGAGCCACTCCGATATTATGAGATGAATCTGGGTATATTGTGGACTCTATTGCATGTCATGGAGGAATACAATTGTCACAAGATTATCTTTTCCTCTTCTTCGACGGTCTATGGCGCAGGAGCAGACGCTCCTTTTACAGAAACATGTCTCACAGGTAATTACCTCACCTGCCCTTATGCGCAGACCAAGTATTTTCAGGAAGAGATGCTCAAGAGTTATTGTAAAAAGGATTGGACGATTATCCTCTTGCGGTATTTCAATCCCGCCGGTGCGCACAGCTCGGGCCTCTTGGGGGAAGATCCGAATGATACTCCCAATAATCTCATACCCTATATTCTCAAGGTGGCGGTGGGGAAGATGCCATATCTCGAGATTTTTGGGAATGATTACGAGACGCCCGACGGATTCTGTGTCCGCGATTTTATTCATGTGATGGATGTTGCCGAAGGCCATGTGACAGCGCTCGATAAGATACGTGAGGAAGGGATTCATATTTATAATCTGGGAACCGGGAAAGGAATGAGTGTCATGGAGCTTGTGGAGACCTTTCAGAGGACCAATGAGATCAAGATCTCTTACAAGATTTGTCCTCGACGACCGGGTGATGTGGCAGAAAGCTATGCCGATGTCAGCAAGGCAGAACGACAATTGGGTTGGACCGCCATCCGCACCCCACAAGATATTTGTCGCGACGCCTATTTCTATGTGCTTCAAAGTAACAGGAAAGGTATCTAAGTAAGTTGATTTCCAAACTTTTGATGTTTGGAATTAATTTAACATATGCCACCATTGGTTTGGAAATTTACGGTAATCATCATATTCCATGTCTAGCTATGTAATTCTGAATTCTTGACAATTTATTTTGACAATTAGCGGTAGCGAAATGGATAATATGGTCTGCATAATGAACATTTTCATCGGGAAACATGATATAATTATCCCTCGTGAGGATATCATAATTAACATTTCCTTTTCTATTGAAATAATAATTCATAAAGGATTGTTCATAAAAGAATTTTCCCTTATAAGAAGAAATAAAGGCAATAATGGAATCAAAGTCCTTTTTCATCTCTGGAGTATTCATGAATAAAAAAAGTCCACAATTAAATGGATAAATGGAATGGAGAGAAAATGATTCTAATTCCTCGGATGTATAATTTTGTAGTCCCCAGTAGATGTGATTATGTTGATTGATGTCATTTTGTTCCTTGTAGACATACAATACATTGTCTGCCAATTCATGCACCCAAATACGATTCAAGTCAAAGGTGCATATAATATCCCCATCAACGAACAGAATCTTAGAGTAATTATGTATCTCTGAGAAATCATAGATAGACAATTTATTCATCGAGGCAAAATCGGGTTGTGATGAATTTTTTCTGATATTATGGAGCATGATGGTAAAGGAGAATCTTGTCTGATGATTTTGCAAATAGATGGAGATTTCGTCATACATATTGTCGTCACAGATAATCAAGAAATCAAAGCTCTTCTTACAGGTTGTGTATTTTTCAATCGAATCTAGAAGAAGGAGAATAATATCAAACCATTTTATACTGTACCCTATCGTGGTATAGATTAGATGGCGATGATGGATTTGAATACAATAACTTACACATCCATCCATGGCCTTGGCAATAATGTTTTGGTGATACTGCTGACAAAATTCATCGACGGCTTGCTTGACTCCAAATTCATAATGATTTTTTGCCTTTTCTTTATTCATTTCGTAGTCATGGCCCATAAGATAACCACCATCCTTGATTTTGAGATACGCGCTTCTCAAATCTTTTTTAACACCTTCATAACTATGATCTCCATCCAAATAAATAATATCATATTTTTGACTTGGTTGTTTCTCGAGATAAGTACAAGAATCCGAAGCATAAAGCTTGACGATGGAAGATTCTTTGTATTTTTCAGATAATTCTAAAAAGGATTGACCCACATTATAATAGGTAACATTATTTCCATCACTATCTCCGCTACATGTTTCCCCTTCAAATAAATCGACTGCCTCTATAGATTGTATAGAGCAATGTTGAATAATAGAGGCAAGAAAATCACCCCGAAAGACACCAATCTCCAGGAGGACTGGAGAATCTATTAAATTACAATAATATTTCATCATCTCGATGCGATTATCAAATTTGTTTAATTCGGTCGACATCTATTATTTTATTTGAAAATAAAATAATAAATACACATTTATCTTAAAAAAATGATATAAGAAGATAAACTATGATTCCAAGTATTTGTCATCAGCATTGCGATCGACTACACAAAATCAAAGAGTTGATGCGTCGTATTTTCACGTTTGTGGTCATTGAATTGGATCAGGATGGTGCTAAAGAAGACCAATGTTTATATTTTGTAAAGTATTTACCTTCTATTCCTCATTATGGGGACTACAAACAATGGCAATTATCACGACTTGGTGTATTGGCCGGCTTATTATTTCCCACCCAGTCGCCCTATCGGATACCACGTCAAGACATTGGAACGGTATGGGAACACAACAATCGACGACGACAACAATTCTGTATTCTGAATAGACTGCAAACTCGAAATGTACTGGGTCACTCCATGGACACGATCGAGCGAGTCAATGCTTTAATCGCATTGCCGCCTTGGACGACTAATAAAAATTTTCCGATTCATTAACAATCTATCTGACATTATTTTTTCCAAAAAGGGCTTAAAGAGATGACTCCCATAAATATAAAACGAGAGACATGTCCTACCGAGAGTATGTGAGTCGCTTCCTGGACAGGGAGGCCTTGAAGGAGAAGAATCGCAATGCGCCCGAGGAACAGAAATTTTGCAATGCCATCTGCCAAGACTATGTGCCCAAGACAATCTTCTCGGGCCAGCATGTGATCTGCAATGCCTGTAGGAACAAGATCAACCTGGCAATCAATCAGATCAAGGTAAAAAAGATCACGATGGAGGAATTCAAGGCGAATCCGATGATTGTCTATGGTGTGACGGAAGGCATGGCGGCGACCAAAGCGTGTGGGACATGCAAGGAAGAAAAGAGTGTCTGTAGTTTTGAGACGAACAGGAAGGAATGCAAGTCGTGCCGGAGCCTGCAGGCTGTGGCCCGGATCAGCGAAAAGGTCAAGGAATATATCTCGGATATCGAGAAGATCAAGACAAAATTACCGGACCTCGAGAATTACCTGGGACACATCCCCAAGGATGCACTGATTCTGGTGATTGCCCACTACCAGATAGGAAGGAAATCAACGGACATGAAATCGACGATGATTGTTAATATGATGAAGCACTTTAAAAGTCTGTTGTCACCGAATATGTGCAAGGGAGGATGTGGATCATCGGTGGTAACCGCCTTTTCAACGTGTGGGAAATGTCTGGATCATCCAGTCTGCCGTAAGAACGAAAAAAAAGAGGATTTTCGCGAGAACCTGGACAAGCTCGTGGAAGAGTTGGAGCCGATGCGAAATCGTGTGGTGGATATCGACCGATTCAATAAGGAGAATTTATCCATGATTGCAAGGAAATTGGGCCTGAAATTCGAGCAGATCCTCCCCAAAGCAGGCTTGTTTGATCTGGTCAATGAGGCATTGGAGAAGCGAGAAAAGGAAAGGAAAGAACAAGAAATTACCAGACGAGTAGAACAAGAATCCATAGATATTATTATTCCCAATGAAAAACCATCATCAATAACGACAGAATTGATTATCAATGGTCTAAGTGTCCAAGCCAGATTGAGTGATGGCTATGTAAATGCCACGATGTTATGCAAGGCGGGTGAGAAAGAATTCAGTAATTGGATGTTATTGGAAAGGACAAAAAGATTGATAGAAAAATCGTCGAGTGATCTTGGGATTCCAAGGACACAAATTGTCGATGTAAGAAAAGGTAATTCATCACAATTTATCCAAGGTTCTTGGATCCATCCCAATCTAGCAGTGCAACTTGCTCAATGGATTTCTGATGATTTTGCAAATACGGTATCCTTATGGGTCAGAGAAATCATTGTCACAGGTGAAGCTCATCGTGATCGTGTAAAAACTGATAATGAACTTGTTTTAGCGCTTCGTAATGCACTAGAAAAAGAAAAACGTGAGAAACATATATTACTAATGGAACGCGAACAAGATCAAGAAAAATATAAAAAATTAGAAAACAATCACAAGATGTTGAAGAAATGTCGTGAATACCATAAATTGAAGAAAGGCCCCGCCTTTTATATCCTCCGACCCAACGCTACTGATTTCAAGCTCGGATTCGAAGGTGTCGATATCAATCAACGTCTTCGTGCGCATCGGACCACAGCACCCAATTTAAAAGTATGCTATATTGTCTTTACCCCTGATGCTGATCTCCTCGAGCGTTGTATGCTTCTCCGCTTTGGGTCCAAGAAGGTCGAGAACAATCACGAATTCATCACCGATATTTCTCTTGCCGAGCTGACCGGTAGCGTCCATGCCAATCTGAGCCTCAACAATTACGAATATACCGTGTGTCCCGATGCAGAGATCGAGGCCTATAATGATAGCTAATTACATTCCATTTTCCATCACACTACGAAAGGGTCTTTGTAGTTCTCGTCGTATCGCTGCTTGTGAAAAGCCCAGCTTTCTCTGGATCCGAAGCGGAAGCCGTCGGGAATGGGCTTGGCCTTATACCAAAAAACACAATCCTGCCAATTGTTGGTCGTTGACTGGTTGTGGATATAGAGCGCTGTGTAATCGCCGGTCACACCATCCATGATGGTGCAAAATGTCTTGAAATCCGGGATGATCGATGCATAATTTTCCCATAGCACCTTGCGATTTCTCAGCGAGGATTCTCGTAAAATAAAGGTCCCATCGATCGAATTCCGGATCACCGGCTTCACGTCCATACAGTATTGAAGCGATAGTATAAAAAGCATCTTCCAATGTCGCCCGTTTTTGAATATATGATGGAAAAGCCTGGAGTTGAAGATCTTAGGGTCGTCGGTGCAATCATCAAGAAGGAGCATGCCCCACGGGACGGTGAGATGTTTCTTGGCAATCTTCTGACGAACAATAAATTCTTCAATCTTTTTTACATCGCACTGATTAAATACAAAGCTTGATGGCACTATCTTCTTGAAGTGACCGTTGCTGTCCTCTGTCCCACTCATTACCAATCCGACAGGAAAGATGTCGCTTTTTTCATACATCAGTGAGGTAATTAGTGTAGTTTTGCCTGTATTTTTCACCGCATCATAACTATTTGCGAGTAAAAAAAGATGATTTCCGTCCAGACCAAATCCGAAATATTCTCCAAATCCTGTATGTTCAATTGAGAATGGCACCCTCAGAGGATTCTCCACGCAATTGTTGCATGGTGTGTGATTCTGGACAGGAATCTCTGTGATATGCTGTCCAAATAAATCGCATCGACCATACGTTTCTTGATAAGCAGCAAATCCAAGCGATCGAGCAACAAAAAGGATGTCATCGATCAATTCCTTATTGGGATGGATCAGTGTATAGGCATCTTTTCTATTCTCGACTCCCAGATGATCAATCAGACCGGCCAACAATTTCAGACGCTGTCGTCTCGAATTGACACGATAAGAAAAAGGGATGGTGGTTTCGATTGTCAATCCAAAAAGATAAGGATCAATATCAAGTTCTTTTTCTGGCCAATCCACCCCCGATGATCGATAAAGGTAATGTCTCGATTTCCAATCCTCGGACATACACAGATACTCTTGCACAGAAAGAATCACCCGATCTCCCTCTACCGTGGTCAGCACGAGATCGTGCATCAGGTTAACCGTGTAAGGATCCCCCTTCTCCGGCACAATCGTATACATCTCGTCAAAATCATGGTAAAGATCAAGCACACGACGCGGTGTGCCGTCGTCTCCCATCACAATATCCTTCCTTTTTACATCCTCCACCTTTTTCACCGTCCCATCATACATCAAAATAGCCGTGCCAGGACGAAAACATCCAGGCTTGCCGATAATAACGATTTTTGATCCTCCCTGATCCGTCTTGTTCATATTGGCCTTGGATGGCGCAATCAGATCCACGTCTAATTCCCTTATATTAATCTCCATGTCTTTTATCTTTTGTTGATTGATGTCTTATCTTTAACAGAAAAATGAATCTATAAATCTTGAAAAAAGAGTATAAAAATCAATATGAAGAAAATCTGCAGCATGATCGATTGTGGATCACGTGCGACCTATGGTCTGACGTTTGGTAATCCGGATCGATGCAAGATTCATCGAGAAAATCGCAAACATTCTACTATGGTATGTCGATGTGGTTCTGCATACGCATCCTTTGGAAATCAAGACGACGAACGAGCCTCTTATTGTGTGCAATGCAAAACACCCGAGATGGTGAACATCAAAGATAAAAAATGTCAGCAGGAAGGATGCTCCCGTCTTCAACCACGATATAATTTTTCGGACCAGAAGGGAGGTCGATTTTGCATCGAACATCGACAAGAAGGTATGATAGATGTTAAGGGAAAAAAGTGCGAAGAGGATGGATGTCTTGTCTCACCTCATTATAATTTTCTTGGAGAAAAGAAGCCTCGATTTTGTCAGAAACATAAAAAAGAGGATATGGTAGATGTAAAAAATTTAACATGCGAAATAAAACATTGTCGCATACAACCCAATTATAATTATTTAGGTGAGATCAAAGGACGATTTTGTCATGCGCATAAATTAACAGATATGATCGATGTTCGGCATTCAACATGTGAATATGAAAATTGCAGGATACGTCCATCCTTTAATCTTCAAGGGACAAAAATTGGTCGATTTTGTATTGAACATAAATCGGAGGATATGATAAATGTGATTGATAAGACATGTGAAAGAAAAGATTGTCATATCCAACCTGTATTTAATTTCAAGGGTTTTAAACAAGGTCGTTTTTGTGCTAAACATCGATGGAAAGATATGATTGATATCCGACATGCGACATGTGAATATGATAATTGTTCTATTCGACCCACGTTTAATAGTAAAACGGAAAATGTAGGAAGATTTTGCAAAGAACATCGATTAGAAGGTATGATTAATGTGGTAGAGGTCTGTGAACATCCAAATTGTTATACATTTCCAATTTTTAATTTCACAGGAGAAGATAATAAAAAGCGTGGTAGGTTTTGTTTTTTACATCGACTCGATGGGATGGTAGACGTAAAGAATAGGAAGTGTAGTGAAAAGGATTGTTCTATCCAACCCAAATATAATTTTATGATCACAGATAGACCTCTTTACTGCACACGACATAAGAAGGATGGAATGATGAATCTTGTCGATCCTCCATGTAAAAACACCGAGGCATGTTGTTCCAGCTACGGTAATACCAAATATAAAGGCTATTGTGCTTGGTGCTTTCAGCATCTATTTCCAACTGATCCATTGACTCTCCAGATTCGAACCAAGACAAAAGAAATGCTGGTCCGTGAATTCATTGATAATCATTTTGATGGATTCATTCACGATGTGCCTCTTTATACTCCTCATTGTGATTGCACTATCCGACGTCGGATTGATCACTACCGATTAATTGGAAATACTATATTAGCGATTGAAACCGACGAACATCAACATCGTGGGTATGATCCAGAAGAGGAACAAATGCGATATCATGACGTTTATATGGGCTTTTCAGGGAAATGGATTTTTATCCGATTCAATCCTGATGGATATAAAGATCATTGTGGACAACGAATCAATCCCTGTCTTAAGGATCGTCTTCCTACTCTTTTCAAGATGATAGAAACACATATTGAACGCATCCAGCGAGAAGAAAATACAGATATGGTGGAAATACATAAAATGTTTTATGATGAATGTGCTTAATTTACGATTTTATTATTATTACAAATAATATAAATGAAGATGAAAGAAATCAACAATCCAAAACAATGTGGTTCTCTTGTGCAATATCATAATACAAAACTTGATGAACGAACAAAAGAAAATCCCTTCCGTCTGATTGGATTGCAGGATACATCACCATCTTTACTTGATCGAATCGCCATATCGATGGGTTTGAAATATCCAGATATTTATGAATGGGTTGATTATAACATCTTCAAACCCAATACTAGAACTGTCCCTTCCTCTCTCTATCGTAAGAATAAATTATCATCGTCTGTAATAGAGAACAAGTATTGTGGTTCCAGAAAAAAACTCCTTCCGGATAATCCAGAATATCAAAAGATCCAGGCTCTTCACAAGAAGGCTAAGATCTATGCGATCGAACATGATGGTGGCTGTCCTTATATTGTGTATAAAAAAGGCAGCGAAATATGGGTCTATCAACCACCAAACGACCACTACTATATTCCCAGGAAGGAACGTTCTGGTATTTTTTTAGATGATCGATGGATCTATATACAATTAATACTCCATATCAAGAACATATTGAACCTATGGATCGACAAGAAATACCCGAATTCTATGCTGATCCAGACAACAAATCCGACAATATTTATCTTTATTGGTGAAGTCATCTATTCTTTCACACTCCCCTCCTCTACTAGAATAATTGAATATCATTCCCCCATGATTGGCAATTCGCCATATCCATATGCAATCGACAAGGATGGTTTCGCATATCTATGGATTGCTAAAACACGAATTCTTTTTGATAAGACGAAAAGCAAAGATCCTTATCAACTATATTACATGAACAAACAACTAGGTCAATCATTAAAAAATATTCGTAATTCTTTGTGAATAAGTAAAAGCTATGTCATTACCCGCCGATCTCTGTTCCATCATCTTTCAAATGGATTCCACTTATCTGGACTACGTAAGAAGATTCATCCTACCCTTTATCCATGGTTATACAATATACTGCACAAAGAGCATCCACACCCAAAAACTACTCTATCTATTTTATTGTCGGATCACCAATCACGTCTATCTATGCGATGACCTAAACACACCAACCTTTATATCCACCCATTTCTGCGACCCCCTAGGCTATTTGAATCTATTCAAGAACAAGACGAGAATTTTTCTTGAGAGCAGAACAATGCATAAAATTCACAATAATTTTACCAGCGAATAGTATTATTATTATTTTATAATTATATAGTATAGAGCAGAATGTATTCGCCTTTTCAACCGATTTCTTCCTCGGCGATTTATTGTCCGAGAATCACGGGAACAATCCAGAGTTATTATCTATTGGTGAATGAATTCATCCAAGATTGTATTACCATCCCCACCGCCAATCTCCAGTCTGGTTCGACAAACACATCGCTCTATTTTGCGGGAAGAGCGACTGTCTATAATACCGTCACCAATGAGATTGCCGGGATTTGTTCGGCCTCTTTTTTATGCATGAATAATGGCCAAAATATTTTTGTGGATATCAGCAATTATCTGTCCCTCAAGAATGGACTGATTGTTTCATGGCTGACGCCATCCACACCCGCGAATCTGGAGATTGATTCCATTATATATTCCATGGTCACAGAGTGTATTGTCAAGGCATCGACCAAGGTGGGTGTCAATCCTTACTATGGCCAGGATTTCAATATGATTGTGAGTTCAGACACAGGAAAGATCACCTTTCAATTGACACCAATATAATTTATTCTTAATCTTAATTTATATCTCTCGTAAGATATAAAAAACAAAACCAAGGAATGGCTTCGGATCGTGTTATTCAGATAGCTCATATGCTACTGTTCGCACCCTTTCTTTTTTATGTGGCTCTATCCGATCGCGCTATTATTGGGAATCTATGTGATCTTATCGTGGTGCCATCGCATCTGGATCAAGGATTACACGATCGGGTGGGTGGCCTGGCATATGTTGGTGATTGGAGGCTTGCTCCTGGCCTGCGGCATCTACAGGGATCGGGCGCCTCGGATCGTCTTTTCGCTCCTCCTGGCGATGGGCTTTGCCGCGTTTGGATACCATCTGACACGCCTGATCCAATCCGTCCCTCGTTAGAAAAAATAATGAATGAGATTAAGAAGAGGATGTCATGATGGTGGTCTGATGCTGCTGTTGCAGGAGTCGTTTTCGTGCGGAATTCATGGCATTCTCCAGATCCTGAGAAATGGGATCGGCACACACCCTCTTGTCCACAGAAGACATCTGAGAGATGCGATGGACAAAGAGGCGCTGGATGCTGTTGGAAGGGCACATACGAGTCTTCCATTTCATGGCGAGTTCCGGGCGAAGACGATGCGCCTCGGTGGTTTCCGCAATGGCGTCGGAAGAGGTATAATTGTAATGGATACACAAGAGACAGGCGACAATCAAACCGGATCGCCCATGCCCTCCCTTGCAATGGATATACATCTTTTCATTAGGTTTCATGGAACCCACTGTAAAACTTAGCCACATGATGAATTCGTGAAAGGCATTCATATCTCGTGGAACAAAATTATCTTCGATAGGAAAATTAGCATACATCATCTGGTATTCCTTCGCATGATAGACATCAAGCCTCCTTTTCTCGTGGGGTGTGGTCAGATCAATAATATACTTGACCCCTTCCTCCTGAAGTTTCTGCATCTCTGGAAATCCAGGATATCCTCCAAAAAGAAGGTTGGGATTCTTAGGAACAATGCTACAAAAACCCATATTGTTTGTTATCTCTTGATGGGATTTGTCGAGATTCATTTTTTGTATTTCTTAATTTGATAATATCTACACGCAATCTTAGATGTCCTAACGATGTTTTTATTAACGAGTTAAAAAAAAAACTTTATAAAAAATAAAATAAATGTATTCCGATTATCGCACGCTGTTCAAGATTGAATGTTCTTCTCCTTCGACTGGACTTACGGATAGCACTCGGTTTTCATGTGGTTCCCTTCCTTTCCAGACCCAAGTTCGTAAATCGATCCAGGATCCACAAATGTTTGGAGTCAACGAGCCTTCTGAATGTAAGCATGACTATACCGAAGAAAAACCATCATGCTCCTATCGATGTGAGATGCCATCTCCACAACAACCACAACAATCACTACAAACAATCCCCACGCGAATGGCGAAAGAGGGTTTTCAACTTCCGACCTCGAGCACATTATTGATGGCCACACCCATACCGACACCTTCCAAGACATCCAAGACCTCCATGCCGAAAGACTCGGACAAGTTGCTTCCGGTGCTTGATCCCGTTTTCAATCTTCGTGAGATCTGCAAACAATCGATCTTGCTCGAGGACCATCTCTCGCAACCCGAAAAGAGATGCACTGACTGCTGTGTAAAACATTTTCTGACTATTGAGGCGCTCGCCGAAGAGGCCGTCACCCTCGACAAACAAAAGGAACACCATAAACTCGAACATCTCCCCGCCAAGATCCGAGAACTCCAAAAATTATGGTTCCAGGATCCTACGAGTAATGCTCATACCGTGTCTCAAAAATTACGCGAGATCCGCAAGGTGTATCAGATTGATTGTTTTGACATCATCTTTCGTGACGGTGGATGTGAATCCTGCACAGACGGTGTCTGCAAGATCAAGAGATAATCTTCCCGATACATCCTGAACACAATTGTGCAGGGATATTGGCACCGTAAGAATTATCGACATAGAGGATGGTCGTCTTTTCATGGCAGACACAACAGTAACCCTCGGCACGCGTCATGTAAATAATCTCATTCCCCACCACCTGGAACATGCGAGTTTCCTCATTGATCTCCACCGTCTCGTAAGGATTCTCCTCGGAATACACTCGAATCAAATCTGCATCATTCTTATTGTCCAGTTCATCCAGACAAGAGGTAAGGATCTCATCCAGATCGATGACCTCTTCCTGATTCGAATCATCATCATCTTCTCTTGTTATTGTTTCAAGCAGCTCTCTCATCCGTTGTGGGCGATCCATTTGTTCCCTTTTTTTTATATTGTTAGATCATTAAGGAGTAAAACGTAGGCCGCGAGGTGAGGACGAGGCGATGGAAGCGGGAGAGGAAGTAATAGTATTAGAATTATAATTATTACGATTGGTATTACTATTATTATTATTGATAACAGGACTCCGTGTGGTGCGATTGGAAGAGAAACTGGCGATGCCCATGATGGTATTGATCTGATTTAGAGTGGATTGCATGCTATCCATGAGAGTATTCGCTTGTGCGAGGGTTTCATTTGTAGAGGTGATCGTATCCTCTGAATTCGCAATGAGGATATTCGTCGAAGCAATCGTCGCATTGGCACTATCGATGAGGGAAGAAGCATTGTTAATAATTCCTTTTTGACCTATTTGAGACACATAAGTTTTGATTTTGATTAGAATCATACATAAAAGAATACAAATAACTACAAAGATTCCCACAGCAATACCAGATATCCAGAATTGCCATTGCCCATAAAATCGGATAGTCGTAAACGATTTGGATTGTAATGGTCGTAATGATGTTGATGATTGTGTTGTTGATGGTGATGGTTGTGTTGATTGCATTTTATTTCAAAAAGAAATAAAAAATTCATGAATAATTTATATTACGAGGTGCGCATGACGATCTCATCATTGGGATTGACGAGTTCATGATAGAGGCCTAGACAGTTGAGAATCGTCTTCCGGATGTCTTCCTCGGATGATTTGTCAAGAAGGCGGTTGATGCTGATAGGACTGATGGCACCGGGCTTTTCGACACTCTCTTTTTCTTGTTCGACAACAACCTCTGGTGGAGTCTTGGTCTCGGCGACCCCGCCTCCGACTTTGGCAACAGTGGCAACTTCGACAACGTCCGCATCAGCGGCAGGTGCGACCGGTGCGACCGGTGCCGCAGGAGAGGGGGAGGCAGGTGCGAGAAGAGCATCCTTGACGAGGGCCCTCGCTTCCTTGGTGCCATAGTAGGACTTACCATTGATGACCTCCTTGTCCATCTTATTGGCATTGTTGGCGACATCCGTCTTATCGACACAGAGATTCTTGCGGAGATCACAGTGCTCATCCTCGGTGCATGGATTGTTATCTCCTGTGCACCTCTTTTTCTTAAAGAGTTTCTTCTTGGGCTCCTTGCCGCGTGGAAGTCCTTCGGTGATATTATGCTTTTCGAGGAGGGCATTGATATCTCCCTCTGTTTTTTTCTTACTGCCCTTATCCTCATATTCTTCGGGAGCCGGGGGCCATCCTTCGGGAAGATCGGCCATGCACACCATGGACGCGACGGCCACTTCTTTGGTCTTTTTAACTTTTTTATTTTTATTCTCCGCCTTGAATTCAGCCTCGATCTTCGTAAATTCCTCTTCCACTTCCTTGACAAGCTCTTCGCCAAGTCGATCTTTTAATTTGGGTATCGTCTTGTTATTGGTATTGTAGTCCTTGTCCACCTTGTGGAGGCGTTCGATCAGGAGCGCCTTGAGATTGGGCTTTTGGACTGTCGCGGCGATGGTCTCCACCACCACCTCGGCAACCGAGACCGCCGCCACGGGTGCTTTGACCTTTCGTGCCTTTTTCACCTCGACACCCTTATTTTTATCCTCCAAGAACGCCTTGTATTTCTCAACATCCTCCTCGTGATAGATCACATCCAGATCCAGCTTCTTCAACTCCTCTCGCATTTCGTCGGCTTTTTTTATTTTTTTAAGTCGTGAAAATTCCGAATGATCCTTGTATTTCCACAGCAATACCTCTTTTGATGCGGTTTTCTCTTTCTTTGATGTCATGAGTTTTTCTGTTTATCCTCTTTTATTTTTTTTTTAAATAAGAAAAAAAAATCAATTTACAAGAGAAAGATGTCCACCATGCAACAGATTATAGGTCTAATTGAGGGGGAGATGAAGAAAAGACCGACAGGTCGACTTGGAATCTCCGACATGATGCAGAATATTATTTATTTCTTTAACCAGCCAGAGATACGGAATTATGTGATCAAGCATTATCTGGATCTCTTGCCACACGGCAAACACGTGGATTGGGATCAGACCTATTATTTTGACGAGGAGGGGATGATGGATTCACATTACCATCCCGATCACCCCGATACCTCGCTTACGGACTTTATCCGCAGTCGAGAGGTGTATAAGAAGATCAAGAAGAATCATTTCATCGTGTTCACCTGCTGTATACTGTATGAGGGGAGCAAAGTGCATTTCCTCTCCTTCGTCTACAAGGCGACGGTGCCTGTGCTCGTGTCCTTTGATCCTGGGATCCATCTCTATCACAAGGGTCAAGATGTGTTGGTGCCGCTGATCGAGAAGAGCTTTACCGAGGCGGGATTGCTCACGGCCACCAAGAAACCAGGAGTCGAGAGGATCGGTTTATGTAACAAAGAATACTTTAATAAAAAATTTGGGATCCAATACGATGGATCGAATCCACTCCACACCAACCTGCCGGCAGACTCCTTCTGCCAATCGTGGACGCTGTTCTTTCTGATCGAATTTCTTAGGCATAAATGCTCCGATCGTTTCGTGTCTTCCTGGTGTAAGATCAATCCCGACTATCGTGAGACCTTTATACTGATGTATTATTTCTTACCCTGGTTGCAACAAGATAAATTTATCTATCACCAATGGTTGGAATTCTATCCACAGGGTGAAGATTTAACGGTGCTCTTCCAATATACGATCGATACTTTCGCTAAATGTGAAAATAAAAAATGAAATTGATCTAAAGAAATCCCATATCCTATATAAATCAATCCTCTCTATCTATCTCTATCTCTATCTTAGTATATATATATATATATATATTTTGCTCCATGGCGCAGGGGAAGCGTGCAGGGCCCATAACCCTGAGGTCGATGGATCGAAACCATCTGGAGCAAATCTCTTTCTTATCTACCGCATTAACTCAGTTTGGTCAGAGTGTCGGCCTTTTAAGCCGAAAGCCGTGGGTTCGAGCCCCACATGTGGTATGGTCTTGTAGTATAATGGTTAGTACTGTGGACTTTGAATCCACCAATCACGGTTCGATTCCGTGCAGGACCATTCGTAGAGTGCACAAGTTCCCATAGCTCAATCGGTAGAGCGCGGGTCTAATAAACCCGAGGTCGAGAGTTCAAGCCTCTCTGGGAATACGACAGGTTGTCCGAGTTGGTTAAGGAGACGGCCTTAAGATCCGTTGCGAAAGCGCGTGGGTTCGAGTCCCACACCTGTCATCCTCCCTTATAGTCTATTTGGTCAGGATATCGGCCTTTCAAGCCGGAGAGCCGAGTTCAAGCCTCGGTAAGGGAGTTTTTCTACACGTCGGAATGAGTATAGAAACACAGTAAAAGGAAAAGACATTTATCACTACCACAAATAATGGAAACCATCAAATCGCTGATGGCGAGGCCATAATGATGGCCTTATAAGAAAACCTACAATCAACATGAATGATTCTATCATCACACTCGGATGGTGGGAATCAATACATCATTAGATCGAGGACACGTGGAAACAGTAACTGTGATCGGCCAGACGTTCACATTTGTAGCGGTGGTGACGGAGGATGCATAGGACGCTCCTGCAAAGAGGGCACTACCGGGCGAGCATCGCACTAGAGGGAACGAATGCCGACTAGTTCCACTGATGGTGGAGTCCGCCGAAGCGGCCACACCTCCACCATCCATTTGAAGGATCGCTCCCCCGTCAAGAAGGATGGTCAGGATATTGGAGCGTGGATAGAGTTGTTGAAAATTGGCCGTGTTGCTTGCAAAGGTCACATCGAGTGCGAGTCCGATCCGGTTCACACCATCCAGTGTGACGGTCCATTGATAAATGGGCCTATTGGAACCCGTGCTAACCTGCACGGGTGAAATTAATATAAGATCGATCGACATCCTATCTAACTATACATCAATATTTTAATTAACATTGAATAAAAAATTGAATTTTTACTCCAAAGTAAGAGAAACAATTGAAATGACAACTAATTATTTCGAATTTTCTTTTTTTTTTGATGACAACAGACAAACAACAACGACATGGTCCATCCATTCAAGCATCCCGAGATCGACTTTATGGCGGAGGCCTTTGAGGTGGTGATGATCAAACGAGAGTTGATGCGGGATGTGGAGCTCTTCGATAGGATGATACATTTGAGAATGCGGTATGAACGCTATGAAAAATGGATGAGGCAATTGTATCGCCACGAGGACGACTGGGCCATGTTTGACCCCACATACGATTATCTATAAATGGTAGTAGCGAGTTTGAATAGATTTATATTCGCCGTTTGCAAATATAAAAAAAAATAAATTAAGAATCCTCTAATACACGCAATTGATCCGTCAGCATTCGTTTTAGAGGATGTTGAGGTGAGAGGATCGTCAAGATCTTCTTGATGCGGATCGTATAGCGCTTGACTGTCTTTCTCGTCGACTTGTCCAGGATCAGAGGAGATTGACGTCGAAGGATAAGATCCGGCTTCTTCAAAGAAGGAATGATGATCTCACCATCCGTGTTCTTGGGTGTGTAGAAACCATAGGTATACAACAATTGGATGTCTGTTTTATTGCCATAGGAATCGTAGATCTGTCGTCCAGTCGGAATAGGCACGATAGTCTCCATCACAAAGACGCGTTTCATATTATCAAAATACCATGTGGTATTTCCTTCTTCATTGCTATGATTCAAAAGATCGGCGATCGGGACGAGTCCCAACACCTCTTTACGCCCATCCTGGAATTGAAAGACGCGACTGTTCACAATCACAATCGCCTTGCGATAGGCGTCTCTCATTTCTACCGGGATATCGAGACGATCCATCTGATCCTCATAGTATTGCTGGTAGTGATCAATCGAATGAAAGAGGTCGTTCCGATCCTGATTTTTTCTGGAGAAGCAGGTTCCCTTGAGCGGTTTAAGGATCTTTTTATCAAAAAAAAGACAGAAATTCGAATAATCCTTGGGGAGCGAGGAAAGATAAATCTTTTCCGAGGTGGTCGGTTCGACCTGTCCCGTCAAGAGGGAATAAACATGGAAAATCATTCGATCATTGCGCTGTTGCTTCTGTGGATACTTCTCTCGGAGAAGGGGATTCCTTTCGTAGAGGGGTTCGATCCTCATAATGTGCTCCTCGGGAATCTCCAGGATGCGTTCGCCCGTCGGAATATCCGTCGTGGCAAAGATGCCACGGCATCCCGTCTTCTTCATCCGGAGACCGTATCGATTTTCTCCTCCAATCTGCCACAACCGTTTCCACATCTTTTTTATTTTTTATTGTTAGATGGACAATAAAAAAAAATCAGGCATATCAAAGAGGGGAATGATTTCCATTTTCTTTTTCATAAATATAAATTTAAGAAGCGTGATGGTGGATAGTTCCTTTGATGAGAAAAGGATAGTCTTGCATGATCTCTTCGGAGGAGAGGCAGTCGATACCTTTTTTTCCAATATATTCGGGATAGGTTCGCAATGCATACTGGCGATATTCGAACGGGAGGCGATAGGTAGGAAAATAGCGAACATAGGCCACCACCCGCCTTCTTGGCGTCTCACGTAGACTGTTCAGAGGATTATGAACACAACCCGAATTCCAGATCACAAGGCTGCCCGCCGGTGTCGCGACACGCCGCTCCACACATCCTTTCTGCACAAACCAGTCGTATTGGTCCTGTGTAAAAGGGCCAAAACGCTCGATCGCCTCTTTCACGTGCCAATGACTCTTTTCCAGGATCCCCAGACATGCATCCTTGGGTGTGATATTGGTCAGAGAGACAAATCCCTGGTAATCGGATTGAGGACAAAAGGGATTCTCGTCAATATGCCAGGCACAATGGAATGGTAACGGAAGTTTTGGAGGCCGGTAATTGAAACGATCGATATACAGATACAATGACTCCTCTGGACCGTAGAGTTCCTGAAATAGAGAGGTGATGGCCGGATTGGATCGCACCTCCCAAAGCGTCCTCAGATTGTCCAGTCCGTGGATGACACCATTCGGAGCCCTTGTCTCCACAAAGCTTTCCCATTCTCCATCCTTGACAACATTCTTCATGGTGGCAGACAACTTCTTCACATGCCGTGCACATTCTTTTGCCGAAAGGATGCCTGGAATCACCACATAACCCTTTTCTTCTAATTCCACCTTCCAATCCATTTTGTATTCTTCTTATGTGTATCTTTATATTATGATTGTGAAGAGGATGAACTTAATCACGACTACTACTTTGTCGTCGGATGCGTTTTGTGCTCCGTTCATCATCTTTTGATAGAGATTGAAGCAGGGCCTGATATAGCGTATTCGATCGTCTACTTTGTAATTGTCGATCCGTTTTACATCGTTTCAAATACAGGAGTCTCATTATGGTTTGTTGATCTGCTTGACTTTTATTGCCGGATGTAGTAGATAAACCACCTTGTTGATCAATTTTACTGTCGTCAGCTTTGCTTTGACGTCTAATTTTTTTTTTTAATTCGATGCCATTCTTACATTTTCCATACAAACTATTTACGATAGCTACATGATTTTCAACCACATTCTTACTTGAGTTTTATCTTCATAATAACCAAAATAATGAATTATTCTGCAATGTCCGGTTTCATGATAAATAGTAAAATACTTTTCTAAAACTGGTTTTATGCTGTAATCTTTACCATCTACTGTAATTTGGTCTTGCATATATATATAAAATTAAAAAAATTTGGTCTCCATGGTCAAAAAAGATACTAATGACAAGTTTCTTTAGAAAAAAAAACGAGTTACTATTCCCAATCCCAGAGGTAACGTAAACATGGAGAATTGACGGAGAACCAGAGGCTGTCCAGGGAATGGTCCTCATAACGCTCCAAGACGACAAGGATACGATCGCGCACCTTGCAGTGGCGGACGATCCGGCACGCGACCCATCTCTTGGGATGGATGCAGGTGAGAAGACGTTGCTCGATGCAATCGGCGACGCAGACGACGCATTCGATGTTGATATTATCATAATGTTTGATGTGCTGACGCCAATTGTCACGGCAATGAGTGCGATGAGGTGCTACATGGGGACTGGTGAATTCCATCTCGAGGAGGGGGGACATGCTGCAATTGTCGACAGAGAGTTGCATGTCGACGGTCTTGATACGATAGCATTTTTTCTGAAGAAGGATTTCTTGAATCACACCCTCGGTCCAACCGTAGGACGGATCCCGATAGATGTCCACGGCATCACCGACCTTGTATCGGACGAGACAATTTGGACACGGATGGCCGCATGTTGCACAATTGATGATGGTGGTCATGAAAATCTGTAGGTTGAATAAAAAAGAATTATTGTTAAGTCTGGATTCTATCTTATTTCATAAAATTTTTCTTCTTGAAATCACTTTTTTACGGGCTGTATATATTTATTTCTAGAATGAAAGAAATATCAATTATTACTTGGGGGATTGTTGCAGACCCAGACGGACAAACACCGTCTCAATGAGCGTAGTTAGAGGGTAAGTCGTATTGGGAATCGTGTAAATATCGGTGAGATGGGTGCAGAAGTAACCGATGGAGCCGAAATTATTCGTCGCATCCGTATTCGGATTAAATTGCCGGGCCGAAAAGCCATAGGTAGGAAAACCAAAGACACGGGTATTAGCAGGATCCTCGAGCTGCGAGGCCACTGCCATGACCGTCTCCGGGAAGGCCGCCTGATTCACCATAAACGCCGATTGTTGGGTATCCGCATCCTTCACATAGGCCAGATATCCCGGATTGTTGGCGATGCCATAGAGATTTGTCGAAGTCTTGGGCATACCTGTCTGAGTATTGATAAAGGGATTGGGTGTCGTGAGATCGATCTGCGAATAGACGACTTTCCCGTTGAGTAAAGTTTGAGTGGGTAGCAAGAAAGGAGTCTTGGAATCATAAATCGTGGTCCCACTCGAATCATAGACCGTCAGAACATACGTATATCCAGGTGGTGGGATATTTACATTCTTGAATATGATGCTTGCCCATGTTGACAATGCCTGTATATAAAGAATGCGATTTTCAGGCGAGGCATCCTGCAAATAAGTGGTTCCCACAATCTCCAAATTTTCCCACGCCGCCAATGTATCGGATTGGAGTAATAAACTGTCCAATATATTCTTCAGATCAAAATATCGGATATTGGTGATACCGATCCGATCATAAACCAGCAGGTTCTGACCACACACCGAATCATGGGCCTGGTAGATGGCCTGCTGAATGGTCGGCGCACCCGACTGTTGCGGGATCGGCCCAATTCGTATTCCATTGACATTTAATATATCCATTGTGTTTTCTTCTTATATAACAATTAACAATTTTTTTTTTTTTTTTTATTTCCAACACAGAATCGGCCTCGATGCGGATTTCACGTCCATCTCGCAAGGATACTTGGATTCCACTCTCGATACCCATATCCGATGGACGAAGCACCGCACCCCCATGAAAATCCTCATTCGGACCAAGATACCCCAGCACCGTCTCTGTCACATCCTCGCCCCGATCGTCCATCACATACAAGATACGCGGAGGTCCTCTCTTTTTTTTGATAAGGATCGTATAGACCCGATCATTCAAAAGGTATCGCACCCGGTATCCACCCGCGATCTGCATCGTCGGATATACCCTCTGAATGAATCGAAAATAAATATAGCGGACCAAGATCCGTCCCGCCAAGAAATACTTGCGTATCCCCCACATGGTTTTATTCTGTTCCTTTCTTCTTCTTAAACGGTATCTTCTTCCTCCTCTATCAATTCCTCATGAAACTGAAAGTGATGCTGGCAGACCTTGCAGTCGATATCCCCATTCTCATCCAGATTCTTGCGAAAACAAGGATGACAGATCTCATGGCCACAGGGTAGATCATAGCCTTCTGGATCTTTTTTACAGACAAAACATTGACTACTACTTGGTGGTTTTTCATTCGATTTGTCGATGCGTTCCAATGCATTCCGAAGCTGTATCTCAAGATCGGTGATTCGTTGCTCCAGTTGATGGATACGATCCTGATCCGTGGAGATCTTCTTGACGTCTTGTTGTTTTGGGTGCTTGATCTGACTAGGAATGTGTTTTTTCTTCCATTGATATCGGTAAGTCGCCTTTTGACGATCGGATACCGCCATCTTTTCAATCAGACCAAATGCTTTTTCCTGGTTAAGGATATTGTATATTTCACGCCATGAAGATGACATGATATTCTTTCTATTGGAAGGAATGAAAAAATTTCTACCAAAGTCAATTTACCGGGGCAGGAATCACGCGGACATTTTGAGCATAAATATCCAAGAGACGCTTGATAAGAAGACGTTCAGCCTTGACGTCCATAAAGGTTGCCATATAGTCTCGGCCTTGTTGTGCGATCTCCTGGCACTCCTTGGGATGATTCCGTGCCCAATCCAGCTTGTCTTCCATATCCGAGAAATCGGGTTGGATAGGGATGTAATGGCGCCAGGGTTCGAGTTGATCCTCCAGGATCCAGCTCTGCATGGTAAAGGGGGTGCAGAAAGGAATCGAATTCGAATAAAGGATCCACTTGAGGTTGGTAGCGACGTCGTTGCCTTCGACCGAGAGCACATACTTATGATGGAGAAGGGACGAGAGGGGGATTGTTTTACGAGAAAGAAAAGAATATTTTTCCTTCTTGGCCGGATCCGAGATTGGAGAGAGGGCGATGTCGATATGGGGTGAGGGAGAGTCATGGTAGGTCCTCACCAGATGTTCTCGGGAAGTCTCGCGAAACGGGATATTATTCCCGAATCCATACCCGGTGGCCGCACCCCGCCATACCAGAACCTCTTTCTTGTCTTCATACGGGATATCCAATCGATCGACATCGAACACCTCGGCAAAATGTCGTTTGTAATTTAAATTGAGAAGGATCGACTCGCCGTGATCGTGGATCGGCCTTGATTTAACGAGCGTCGGCACGGGAAAGGACTCGACGCGGTCCTTGGGATAGAAAAGGAATTTGCGGTCATAGAGATGCGGGGAGCCATGGATATACCGGGTCATATCGTGGTAGTAGGAGGTATTCGTGATATCGAATTCTTGATCCAAATAATCAGTATAGACATAAGACCACGGCATCTGCGTCGGGGGGATGGTCTCCATCTCGACCACCGAGGTCCTATGATAGGTCGGCCCCAGATATACCTTGAGTCGAGATTCCATTTTTATTTATCTAAAAAATGAAATTTTTACCGCGGTTGTAATTTTGTCAGAGCAAATAGAATATCATGGAATGTCTAATTTCCTTTTATCTGCAGGAAGATCCTGTCATGACGGTCCTCCGTCTGCTGATTTTTCTGGTCGATGTCACCTTGCAACCCCAAATCATAAGGAGCATGCTCTCCGATATCTTGCTCCTGGAAAGGATTGCGGCACAGAGTCCAAGGATCGCGCTCGTGGCGCGCGTGTTGTTCCTCCTCCAGCATCCATCTTCCGAACGATCGGTGAGCATCTATGCCCTACTCTTTATTGGACTTTTTTCTCTTTCCGCGATGGATCTTTCCCTATGGTTCGCGTGTCTTTTGCTCTCTGCCAGATCCATCGAGATCGCAGAATTTACAAATCACCTCCAATGGCCTCTTATGACGTTATTCTTTGTTGGTTGGTCCAGACTCTTTGATGGGTATATCATGTATCTGGAAAATAGCGTTGCGAGCGCTCACACCATGACAATTCTGGACTCGGCGGTAAGAAATGTAACCATGATCACGAGTCTTTATTCTGTTTTTTGGCAAACATCTGCAGCATCCAGTGTCCATTGAGGATTGAAAATAACAAATAAAAGAAAACGACCGGCAGGCCCACCTCTCCTGACCAAAACAATTTTCCGGTGATGAGACCGAGCAGGAGGATCCGGAAAAAGACAAACAAGGGAGGAAAAAGGTGCCTTTTGCACCATCGGATCACAGGCTGTCCCTGAAACACTCGAGAGGAAAAAAGGAGGATGCTCGGTATCTCGACCACCATGCTAAGACAGCACGGCAGATAATGTTTCTGGTAGATGGATAATAAGACATACCCGCCCGTGAGGCCGTGATGGAGCCATCCCTCGATCACAGGAAAGAATTGAGGATAGTATCTCAGGCCATGGTAGATGTCGGCCAGACAATAGGCGACGTAAAAGATCAGCATCTCCCTCTTCATCATTTCGGTCAATCCCGTCCCCGAAGTAAAGAACGCCCACGCCTCCCATATCCCACACGGGGCCAACATGCTCGCGGCCGTCAGGGAGACGACACTCTGAAACTGAAAGGGTGTCTTCTTGCCCGAACGCGTCGTCTGACTAAATACATAACAGAACCATGAGAAGTAGCGCAGTAGACTGGTGAGCACGGATGATTCGACACCCTCTTTCGGATAATAATACATCGCCTCCAGATAGGAATAAAGACCGAGACCGAGATGGTAATAGATGCAAAAGAGCACCGACACTTTCCTCTCACCGATCTTATAGGTCCAATCACTGGCCCAGAAAAAAAGACCCGTGGCGATCAGGGTCATCAGGTAGAGGAATTGATCATGAGGATGAGTAATGAAGCACATCACTGTTCCTACCGCCGTGCGCGCGATAATCTCATAATGATGAAAGGGTGAGGGGGGAAATATCACGTTGCTTGCGATCGCGGCAAGAAAGACGACCGGTGCATAGGTCGGATTATTCAACGCCATGCGCTCATTGATAATCATATTGATCAGAGTAATATCCCCGTAATAATAGGGAGTCGTGTAATACAGGTGATAGAAAAAAGAAGCCACCCAGTGGATCAGATAACAAAATAGCAGATGGGGATAATGACTGGAATAATTCATCAGGGAAAGAAACATAGCTCCCGTGGTGCCTCCTTCTACCACCCTGTAAATTGTCTCTTGCATTTTATATTTATCTAAATACCTCGTGTCGCCTTAGATGGAAAATAAATTTATAATAAAAATTTTAATCTAGAGACAAAAATAAAAAGACATGAATACTCTAGAGTTGATATACATTACAGATGGCATCGTATTCATCTTTATTATGTGCGTGCTCGTCATGATGATGATGAATACAAAGGGAGATACGATCCAGCTCCAGTCGAGGGAGAAGTTTTGCACATGTCGCGGCGCGCAATTCAATAACTCGAGCGCCGATGTCAATCAATACGACTGCTACAAGAACAAGATCCCCAACCGGATCTGGAAACAATCCTACGCGGGATGCACCTCGTTCGACGATCCTGGTAAGATCGCATGGGATTACAATATCGAAGGAAAGCAGCTCCCGGAATTTGCAGGCGTATAATTAAAACTGATTTTTCTCTTCTTTTTTCCTTCTTTCATAGATAAGATTACAATCTCATCCGACATTGTAATGATTTCTTCTTTTTTTTATACAGTCAGAACATGGACCGCCTGCCCTACGAATTGAAGATGCTCATCTGGGAGATGGATCCGGCGAAGAGGGAGCGCTTCCATCGCGTGGTGCACCAGCTCCGGATGCGGAACGTCTTCTGGCAGATGTTTCCTCCCTATGGATACGAGTCATGGCTCGATCTGGTGCCGATTCCCGAATATGATCGCGATGGCCGCATGGAGGCCATGGTGGATGCCATGGTCAAGGAGCGATGCAAGCGTCATCGTGTGCTCGGGAAAAAATCACCACTTCCCTTTGATGAATTCTGTCTCTTGACATCTCGGACCCATCTGAAGAATGTTTCCATCTAAAGCATGCTTTTGTTTTGGAATAAAAAAATGCGACAAAAGATACCCAAGGTGGTTTATCAGACATGGATTACAAGAGACATACATCCTGTATTGCAATCAAGAAGAGATGCCATGATCCGCATTAATCCCGACTATGAATTTCAGTTAATTACCAACGAAGAAATGGATCAATGGGTGAATGATAATTTTGAAGGCGATATTCGCGATTGCTACAACATGCTTAATATTGTGACGGCGCGCTGTGATTTCTGGCGCTACCTGATGCTCTACAAGAATGGTGGGATCTACCTGGATTTTGATTCCGAGATCACAAGGCCATTGGGGGAGTTGATACGGGAAGAGGACGAATGCATCATCACCGCGGAAGGATGTCCCAATTGCTACATGCAGTGGGGACTCATTACATGCAAGAAACATCCTATTTTTGAATATCTTATCCAACTGATTGTTCAGGAAATCAAAGAGGTGCGATTTGTCAAGACCACCGATCTGCATAATACGACCGGACCCACCATGTTTACACGCGCAGTAGTGGACACCCATTATCGCAATTTCGGCGATGTCATCTATCGATGGGGACTGACCACCGATTATGATGAGACCTTTCGTCTGACTACAGGAGAAACTTACCGACTATGCGGTATCGAATATAACGGATTCTTTCTTTTCAAGCACGAGGACGCCCATCTTATGTATAAGAATACAGGTGTTATTCACTGGGCTTACGATGAACGCCCTCTATTCAAGGATGGTCGAAATGGAATTAAATAAAATCAATCGTGTCTTCTGTCTCTTCGTCTCCTCCGACATCAATCAGAATGGTCGAGACATCGACCGAGGCGGCATTCTCCTGGATGACGATGTTTTCGGGTATCTCCTTGAGATTACGAAGATTCTTGACCTCTTCTGGATTATACTTGTGGATGATGTCGGCCTTTCCATCCTGATATTCGCGAAGACCAACAAGGACGACATCCCCGGTTTGGATCCAGACACGCTTCCTCATCTTGCCCCGAATCGTCCCGAGCCTCTTGATGTCGTCGCAGCAATCCAGCTCGACGTGTCCGTTGCCCAGCATCTTGACGACCTGTGCGTATTCCTGACCGTCGTCCTTAAAAAGAAGTTCTCGTCGGAATTGACCGACGCCTCCGGCCTTGGCGCTCTTTTTCTTTTTTCCTCCTCCTTTAGGTGGCATTGTATTTCTATTATTATTATCAAAAGGAATGAAAAAAAAAGAATCATTTTTTCATGGTAAGTTTCATTTCAAAGAGATTTTCTTCTATCCTTCATCGAACCATGGTAAGAATCAATTTTAACTGCATTGTTAGAGCATTTCTTCAAAAAATACCATCAGGAATTACTTATCTGTAGTCGTTTGCTTCACATTGCACTCCATACTATCATTATCACTCTTCACTGGGGGTGTCGGTAGGGTCGGTAGCATCTTATTCTTAGGTGGAAGTTTTTTAGGTTTTCGATCGGATGGTGGAATGTGGAAATTTTCTTCTTCTTCTTTTTTTGTAGAGGAGGGCATTTATCTTTGAGAAAAGATAAAAGATAAATGATTTGAAAACATCGTAACAAAAATAAAAATATCAGCAAGCATGGAATGTGCTCCTACGGTGAGAGGAGAGATCAAAAAGGCAAGGGCCAGTCATTATGACATTTATTCTGCACTGAATGAATTTGTGGACAATTCGCTGGATGCTCAGGCACGGACCATCTGTATCGATGTTCGTGAGCATGTGGAGGAGGAGAGACGCATCCACAAGATTTTATTCTCGGACGATTCCGCGGGAGGCATTCAGAAAAAGAATCTGAAAGAGATCTTTTCATGGACCTACGAGCGGAAGCGTGATCAGAACGAGATTGGTGAATTCGGCACCGGATTCAAGGCCGCCTCGGTCAATATCGCCAACAAACTGACGGTGCTCACCCGGGATGGAGAGGCCGCTTACCAGGCGATTGCCGATTGGCACGAGATGGCCGATGCCAATGTATGGGCACCCAAGATCATGACCCTTGACATGGAATTCTTTCGCGGCTACCATCCCTTTTCCACGGGCACGACGCTGATGTTGGAAAACATCCGCCATGAATTCATCCAGAGACAAAAGGGGAACGATCGTTTCCTGGACCGTATCTATCGTGAACTGTCCTATTCCTACAAGTATTTTCTGAAGCACCACCCGAGTGTGGCGATCCTTGTCCGTGGATTGGAGGGAGAGAAAGAGATCTCCTATGCCCAGAAGAACGATCAGATGAGCTATTTTTTTGAGCATGCACCTCTTGTGATCCAGACGCGCATCCTCGTTTACAAAGAATCGAGCGCCTATCACATCTATCTGCAGCGAGAGGATGTGCCTTACTGGGAGGCGATTGAATTCGTCGAGAAGCGTAAGAACGGGAGCAACGTCCTTCGATCGACGCATCTCCAGCCGCACACGGGCAAGACGATCCTCGATACGATGGTCTTTCGCAGTTGCACGCACTTTGGCGCCACAGACAATCATCCCTATACACAGGGGACGTTGGACATCATCCGTAATCATCGCATCCTCGCCAAGGACCTGACCTACCGGCCGCACCGCTCGGATCCCCATGTCGCCCATCTCAAGCACGAACTCATCTACAACAGTAAATGGTTGAATGCAATCCTGGGCATCCAATTCAATAAGAGCAGCGACGGCAACATCCCCGAGGGAGACATGCGCTACACCCTCGAATACATCCAGCGCCTCCACGAACGAGAACTCATGCGCTTCGAGAAGCAAAAGCTGGGTCGTGTGGTCGTCCGTGAAAAGGAAGAAGATGAATACCTATGCCTGGATCTTGCGATTCCTTCTTCACCAACTGCACCACCATTACCACCGATCAAAGTCGAAGCATCAAAACCACCTGTCGATCTTTCTCCACCACTCGAGATCAGTTTGAATCTATCGCCACTACCAACATTAAAATCCATCACGATCCAAAAACCTCCACCGATACCAGCGGCCACCGAGAAGCGCAAGAATTTCACCATGGAGACCAAGCTGGAGGTCCTGAAGAAACAGGAATGCCGAGACGTTGATTTCGATTTTCGATTACTGGATGACATCCTGCCTCTGGATTACGATCACAAGAATGGCCAGTCGTCCAACAATTCCATGGACAATTGCCAGGCGTTGTCCGTCATCTCTCACGCCCTCAAGAGCCGCCGTCCTGAGGTCCTTGAGAGGCATCGCAAGAACCCCGTCCTATTCATCGTCGATCTCCTCAATTGCATCACTTCGAGCAAGGTGTTTATCGAGGCCTACTCCAAGAACGAAATACAGATACGCAAACCCTCGGACCTCAATCGGCGCGACGGACTGTTTTTTAGGGACGAGTAAGCAATTCCTCAGCTACTCTCGAGAGCCGTCAGCATCCCCCTCAATGATTCGCGTATCGTGGTCTCGAATCGGATATTGCGATTCAGGGTGGCAATCAGATCCTTGATGGCATCATCACGCGGTGCAGAGATGGCATCCATGGTGGTCATGGCCTGTCCTGGGCTCCTCGCCATCCACTCTTCCAATTGCTTGGCGGTATGGGGAGAAAGCGGGCTGGATTTGTCCCATTTGGCCTTGATGCGACCGATTGCTGAGATCTTTTTCCGGAGCGTGGAGATATTCATGGTCAGTTTTTCAATATTCTTTTGCAATTCTGTCTTGGCGGACTCGATCGCCCGTTGATTCTGCATTTCTTTTCTTGTTTGGTAAAAAGAAAAAAAAGAAATATCATTTTAAAACATCCATCCTCTGGTAAAAATGAAGAAGAGACGATTTCATCTGATCGGAGATACTTTTACCCATCTTACAAGCGGAAACAAGGGCTACGCGGTTCATGGAAAAGAATCCAAGTATATCGAATGGGTGAATGATCCTTCGGTAGGACACACCTTTTATGTGGAGGACAAGATCCGATTAGCAAAAAACGATGGAATCCGGGGTAAAAAGTATGGTCTGCTCCTTGAATCCAGAGAAATGGTCTCTCCACTCCTCGAAGATGTCAAGAAGAATTATGAGTATTATTTCGAATTCCTGGACATCATCTTTACCCATATCGATGAACTAGTGGCCCTGGATCCTCGATTCCAATGGTGTCCCAGTAATGGATTCTGGATCCAAGAGGCACGGCTCTATCCCAAGTCCAAGAACGTCTCGATGATTGCTTCGCACAAGGGCTATACGGAATGCCAACAACTCCGTCTCCGATGGGCACAACGGCTCCGCGATCGAGGCGAAGCGGATGTTTATGGTAGGGGCTGGAAGGAGATCGCATTGAAGGAAGAGGGGCTTTGTGACTATCGATTCTCGGTTGTAGTAGAGAATGGCGTTTACGATTCGTATTTTTCTGAAAAAATTATGGACTGCTTCGCCACCGGAACCATTCCCATCTACCACGGCTGTCCGGGCATCGGTCGATTCTTTAATTCCGAGGGTATCCTTCCTCTGACGGACAGTCTGGATTTCTCCAGCCTCACTCCCGAGCTCTATCGGAGCAAACTGGTTGCCATTCGTGATAATCTGGAGCGAGTCATGAGATACGAGGTGCCCGAGGACTATTTATTTTTACATTATTTTGCATGAACATCACTTCCAAGAGGAACATCAAGGAAAACAATCATTGTTGTCAAAAATATTATGCTAATCGGAAAATGACCGTCACTGCCACAATCTGCGGAGATGCAGATCCGGAGCCAGATTGACCATTGAGGGTGATGCTAGGTGCATACGAACTATGGTTCCTGAATTCGATCTTGGCAGCAAAACCGCTAGGTGAGAGGGAAGTAGGGAAATAAAGCAGATCGGAGGGAAGGATGTGCAAAATTAATGTACTGGAATTTTGTGCAGCACCCGTAGGTGATCCAACAATCGAATCCAGTGAAATGACATCGTTCAAAAACACAGAGAATTGGCATGGTTCCTGATGATAGATATTGAAATAGACACTGTAATAACCAGCAGCCCAGAATAAGACCTCGGAGGTAGAAGGCACAAGACCACAATCCCCATAATTGGTAGCAATTGAATCAAAAATAACATTATCCTCCGCAAGCAATGTCTGATCCGCAAGCCTTGAAACATGAATAAATGTCGGATCAAACGCTATAGGTCCAGTAGGTCCTGTAGGTCCAGTTTCTCCTGTAGGTCCAGTAGATCCGGTCTCGCCAGTAGGGCCGGTCTCGCCTGTAGGACCAGTAGGTCCGGTCTCGCCTGTAGGTCCGGTCTCACCAGTAGGTCCAATTTCTCCTGTAGGGCCAGTCTCGCCTGTAGGTCCGGTCTCACCAGTAGGGCCAGTCTCACCAGTAGGGCCAGTCTCACCAGTAGGGCCAGTCTCACCAGTAGGGCCAGTCTCGCCTGTAGGTCCGGTCTCGCCGGTAGGTCCGGTCTCGCCGGTAGGTCCGGTCTCGCCGGTAGGTCCTATCTCGCCGGTAGGTCCTATCTCGCCGGTAGGGCCAGTCTCGCCGGTAGGGCCAGTCTCGCCGGTAGGTCCGGTCTCGCCTGTAGGGCCGGTCTCGCCGGTAGGTCCGGTCTCGCCGGTAGGTCCGGTCTCGCCGGTAGGTCCTATCTCGCCGGTAGGTCCTATCTCGCCGGTAGGTCCTATCTCGCCGGTAGGTCCTATCTCGCCGGTAGGGCCAGTCTCGCCGGTAGGTCCGGTCTCGCCTGTAGGTCCGGTCTCGCCGGTAGGACCAGTCTCGCCGGTAGGACCAGTAGGTCCAGTAGGGCCGGTATGTCCGCGCTTTCCTGGTTTGCATTTTACCGTGATGGAACAACCGCAATCGTTACAATCATCGCAATCGTTACATTTGCGGTTATGTTCGGATGGCTCGTAATCATTCGAATCCATATTCATAATCCTACTACTTGGTGAGAAAAGAATTCTTATTTTCTCACCATAAACTATACACTGACGGTTGGTAAAAGGGAAGCGTCGGACATGTTAGAAAAAAGATTCTCATGATTCATGGGTGGATTGATAATTATTATACATGATTTCTTTTTCATCTGTAATCGTTTTAATCTTATCATTGAGATAATGCATAATATCATCTGTTTGATCAATAAGACGGATCATCCTCTCCTGATTTGGAATGGAGATCAGCGGCACCTCATAATCAAGTAATACAGCCGGTGTGAAGGAGGGAAACATGGTGCCGTGGGTATGGTTCTCCAAATATTCCACACATTGTGTTGTAGTCAGTATCAGATATATGTATCGTGATAAAACTACATTGGGATGTTCATTATGCAGAACCACAAAGCCAGAGGAGGCAATCAAAGGAGAATCGGAGGATTCCATCATGTCCTTTTCGATAAAAAGATGTTTCCTTGATGCCGGACGAACCATGCCCCATAATATGTCGTGCACCTCGACCTTTCGATAGGCACGTGTAGGCCGTTCCTCAAAATTAATCTCCTTTGTCGCCAATAAGGATCCCATATGGATCGAGGATAAATCAATGTAGTGTATGATGGAGAAAACATCCTTGTAATTAATATGTGATTTATTGGCGGAAAAAAGATCCCCCAGACGGCACATCCGGGTTTTTTCTCCGCTAATAAACGACTGGATGATATTATTATGATGTGTGATATTTCGATTCACCAATAGTCGTATTTTTCTTATGATTGCCTGAATATTCATAATGGATTCACAGGGGGCATCACTTTGCAAGAGGAGATCCATGAATCGGGGGTCATTGTCCAGAATATCGGTCTGATTCTTCATAAAGTCGATTATTCTCTGTTGGATCTTAAATGATGGGACAACAATTCGTAATTCATGAAAGACGGACAATTTGATCGAGGGTTTAATACCGGTGGCATGCGTCTTGATATCGGAGGATAATTTTTGCTGGCAGTAGTAATAAAGATACTCTGGAAGCACAATAGACACATTGGGACGAAGAATAAACATATTATCGCTAGGGTGACACCGCGTGTCGGAATAGACAAATCTACCCAAGCATAAGATGGATGGTGTCAAAATCACGGGTTCACCATCCTCTGTCAGGTAGTCGGTTACATGTCTTTTGATCCCCGCGATATCATGATACGGATAGCCTTTGTCGTTATCTCTGCAACAACGCTTTCCACGAACAATCGATGTGCATACATCGAATATTGACATGGTATTATTATCGAAAACAGAAACTTGAGTAAAGGTGTCTATGTAACGTTTCGCATTCAGAGAACAAGAAGCATCAAAGATCCTGGAGACAGAGACCGCATCATGGATCAATTTCTTCTCTAATTTACCTTCTGACGTTTTCGAAAGTTCAGAGAATATCACCGTCTTCGTCCTTCCTGTATTGGTGAAGAAGAGGATGGAGGGTTGAATGGAGGTATTCATAAAAATGTTTCCTCTCAATTTAATCACCTCTTGCAAATTAAAATTCTCCAATAGATATCTCCGTGTTTCCATATGCTGGGCAATCATGTTGGACAGCACACCATCCGGCACGATGACCGCACATCTTCCTCCTTTATTCATAGACGTCATGATAAGTTGAAGAAATAAAGGCTCGGAATGTGCACCGGGAAGATGCAGGCGACGAATCTTTTCCGCACATCTCTCATAATCGATGCCTTTGATACCAAATGGCATGTTGACAAGAAAGACATCATACGAGGACAAGGGAAGACCGTCGTAAAGCGAATTGCGCGTCACAATATTATCAAAGAGCACTCCTCCTGATTCCATAAATAGATTCATCCGACAGAGCCTGCTTACTTTATGATCTGCATCACACCCATGAATATGATTTTTATGCTGAACCCAATCTATAATTGTTTTTTCATTTTGCGTAGATGTATATAGTGTATGTGATGTATGTGGTGTGTGTGGTGCTTGTGGTGATGTTTGTAGTGTGTGTGGTGTTTGTGATGGTGTTTGTGGTATTTGTGGTGTTTGTGGTATTTGTGATGTTTGTGGTGTTTGTGGTGTTTGTGGTGTGTGTGGTGTTTGTGGTGTTTGTGGTGTTTGTGGTGTTTGTGGTGTTTGTGGTGTTTGTGGTGTTTGTGGTGTTTGTGGTGTT